GGGTGTTGGTACTATTCCTGTTGTAAATGTAACAAGAGGATTTGTTGGAACATCTTCTACTACTCACGTAGACGGCAGTACGGTTAGAATTTACAAAGGTTCCTTTAATATTGTTGAGAACAAAATTCACTTTACTGAAGCACCCGACGGTAAAGGAAATAATAACAGATTAAATGCAAGTCAACTTGCTCTTCCAAAATCATCATTTAATGGTAGAGTTTATTTACGCCAAGATTATACTGGAAATAAAATCTATGATGATATTTCTTTAGGATTTAATGGAATTGGAAGAACGTTTACCGTTTACAGAGAGGGTGAAAATGCAACTGGTCTAGAGGCAGGTAGCAGCATTGTATTCATTAATGATGTTTTCCAAACACCAAATACACCAAATAATGCTGGAAATAACTATGATTTTAATGAAGGTGTCGGAGTTTCCAGTATAACTTTTACTGGTGTTAAACGCCCAGGAACTGATGAAATTTTAACTGTTGATTCTGATGTTAACCAGAATCAAATTCCAAGAGGGGGAGTTATTATTTCTGTTGCATCTACAGGAGGAATTGGTTATGCACCATTAGTTGGAGCACAAGTTGATGCCGAAATTGGTGCTGGAAAATCAATTTCGAACATTGTTGGAATTCCGACTTATGGAAGAAAAGTTTATTCAATAAGCACCGCATCATATGATAATACAACTGGTGTTCTTGAGATTACAACCAATGGCAATCATGGATTTATTGGACTTGGACAACGAGTTTATCTAGAAAATCTGGAATTTGCTTGTGATGTTGCACATGCTGGCGTAACTACGACGATATTCCCAGATAATACACAGGGATTTGACTATCCAATAACAGGTATCACCTCAGGTACAACATTTACAACCAAAGTTGGTGTTTCCACAATTGCACATAGTTATGTTGGATTTGGTTCTGTTCGCGAATACTTTAATAATAACAGGCATAACTTTGGATCTGGATACAGAGGGCAAGTTGGAGTTGCTATTACTGATGAAATTTATGAACACAGATTTGTAAGAGCAACAACTGGTGCTGTTACGGGCACTGGGGGACCATTCACCCCAACAAACGCAGTTTATGATTCTCTTACAGGAACTTTGACACTGACTATTCCATCTCACGGAAGAAGTAGTGGAAATGTACAACTCGTTCAGGATTCACTCGTATTTACTTGCTCAAGAGACAATCATGCAACTGAGCACACGTATCCAAGAGCAACAGATCCTGCTGGTGGTGCAGTAAATCTAGCAATTACAGTAATTGACTCAGATACACTTTCTGTTAATGTTGGTGTTGGTGGTGGTGCTGGTACAGGTGCAGTAATTACTGCAGAAGTTGTCCCAAATACTTATAGATTTGAATCAGCGGTGGCAAATGCGGTTAATGTTCAGAGTGGTGCAGAAAGTGGAAATGAAAAAACACCAACCGATGCAACTTATGACCCAGAAACAGGTCTTCTTACCTTAACAGTATCTGGTCATGGATTATCGACAAACGATACAATTACGTTAGATGCAAATTCCCTAATTTTTAGATGTGCTGGGGATAATTTCCAAACAGATAATCCATATCCACGCCCAGGCAAAGATCCTGTTGCTGGCGTAACAACCGCAGTTACGGTTACTGATGTAAACACATTCACACTTAATGTTGGATATTCTCCAGCACACACTGGTGGATCTTTGTTCTTCACAATTGCTGATGGTGGTAGTAATTATGTAAATCCTGTTATTAGTGTTGATGATCCAGCATATGAGAATCTCAACTTTACCGGAATCTCAAGATTGGGAATTGGTAACACCTCTCAGACTGGAGTTGGATTATCAATGACTTTTGATATTGCACCAAGAAGTAATTCTGTTGGCATTGGAACAAGTTTGTTTGAGGTTAAGGAATATATTATCACGAAACCAGGTTATTCTTACAGATTAAATGATGTGTTTGAACCTGTTGGATTGGTTACAGATTATAGACTTATCAACGTTGTTGATCCAATCACATTTACTGTCACAGAAGTATTCTCAGATTCATTCTCATCTATCCAATTAGGTGAATTTGATTATATTGATAATATCAGCATCTTACAAGATGGTGTTAGAAAGAGATTCCCATTATTCTATAATAATCAACTTTTAAGTTTCCAAAAGAACGCCTCTGATGTAACATCATCACTTATTGATTTTGATGCGATTCTTCTAATATATGTCAATGGTGTAATGCAAGAACCTAAAGTTTCTTACACATTTGATGGTGGTACAACCTTTAGTTTCACTGAACCACCCAAAAAAGATGATAGGATTGATATTTTCTTCTATAGAGGAACTAGGAACATTGATAGTTTACAAGTTGATGTTTCCGAAACTGTTAAACCAGGTGATACCTTACAGATTCTAAAAAATGATGGAAATTCTCAAACTGTTGGTCAATCATCAAGAATTGTAAGTAGTATTTTGTCATCAGATATTGTTGAAACTGGTATCTATCTTGGTGATGGTATTGATGATACTAATTATAAACCTGTTGATTGGACAAAACAAAAGAGAGATCTATTCATTAATGATCTAGTTGAATCTAAAGCAAGAGATTCACTTGAGGGAATGGTTTTCCCAACTGCTAAAGTCATTAAGAATTTCAGCAATACTGATCAAGAAATTTTTGTGGATGACGCACAATTCTTTAACTATGAAGAAAATGAATCAACGGTTGAAATTCAGCAGGTTAATGGATTATTAATTGCAAATAATCAGGACCCAGTTTCTGCTGGTTTATCTGCTGTTGTTTCTGGTCTTGGAACAATTTCGTCCATTGATGTGATTGATGGTGGTAGTGGTTACACACCATCTTCAACAGTAACACTAAAAATTGGAAAACCAATTGGTGGAATTGGAACTGTATTTAAAGCAGACATCATTGACAGAGTTGGAACACTTGGTATTGGATCTGATGTAATCATTGGAATCAATACAGAATCTATAAAGATTGGTCAAACTTTAAAAGCAATTCCAAATATCCTGGATACATCCACAACAGTTATTGGCATTGCCGCTACAGATGGTGGCAACATCACACTTAGCAAATCTGCATCTAATACTGTAGAATTTGTAAATGGTTTTGAGTTTGGTAGATATCAGGAGCAGTCACTTGCTGCCGCAACAGCATCTGTAAATTCATCTGGAATCGTAACTCTTACTTCTATTACAACTGCTGGTGCAGGATATACTTCATCCACACTACCAACTGTTATTGCACCTCTACCAAATGTTCAAAAGGAGTTAATTAGTGGCATTAGATTCGTTGAGGGATTTGCTGGAATTATAACTGGTATTGGAACAACATCTGGCACTGGTGGAAATCCACTAGCACTTAAATTTAACGTTTCATTTGATGCAAATGCTGATTTTGATAAATTAGTCATTGGATATCCAATCAAAGTTACCCAAACTAGTGTTGGACTGGGAGTTACTTCTATTGATAGTCAAGATAGTTCTATAGTGGGTATTGGATCAACATTCGTTGATAACATATATTATGTACATGCGGTGTCTAAGAATGCATTTACAGGAATTATAACTAGTAACATTCTTTCATCAACAGATACAACTGGTATTGTTGCAATATCAAGTGATTTTGCTGGTAGATTCTCTTGGGGAAGATTGGCAGGATTTACAAGATCCTCAGAATCAATTTCTGTTGCTGTTACTGGGTTAAATGTTGATTCTGGATTATCGACCTTCCCATCAATTCAGAGACGTGGATTTGGATTAAGAGACCTTGGTGCTCTAAGAAAAGAGTTACCCAATTAACTTATAAATATAGAAAAAAGCTAGCAATATGGCTGCCATTGTCACAGATCAGTTTAGAATATTAAACGCAAGTAATTTTGTAGAATCCGTTAGTGATCCTAACAATTCTTATTATGTATTTTTAAGTCTGCCAAACCCAGGCATTGTTGGTTTTGGACGTTCGGATACTTGGGATACAAATACACCTGCTCCGATTGATAATTTAAATTATCTGTCTCATGTAAAAGACACGATGATTTTTGGTAAAAAAATCACAAAAAATGATATTCGCAGACTGATTAGACGTGTAGATTGGAAAGAAGGTACTGTATATGAAATGTACCGCCATGATTATAGTGTCACAAATCCATCACCACAGACAAATTCTGCCCGACTGTATGATGCAAATTACTATGTAATGAATAGTGATTTTAGAGTTTATATTTGCATTGAGAATGGTTCTTCGGCAGCAAACAGATCTGGTAATTTTTCTCAGGATGAACCAACATTTGTCGATCTAGAACCATCTAGAGCAGGTGAAAGTGGTGATGGTTATATTTGGAAATATCTATTTACTGTTTCCCCAAGTGATATCATTAAGTTTGATTCTATCGAATATATTCCAGTACCAAACGATTGGGAAACCAGCACTGATTCTCAAATAATTGCAATGAGAGAGAATGGAGATTCTCTAGTTAATGAGAATCAAATTAAAACAGTATATATCGAAAACCAAGGTTCTGGATACAATACAACTGAAGCAGAATTGGACATTCTTGGTGATGGTGAAGGTGGAAGAGTTGTTGTTGATGTAACAGGTGGAAAAATTACCGATGTTACTGTTTCTTCTGGTGGAAAAAATTATTCTTATGGAAGAATAGATCTTTCTACAATTAACTCTGGTTCCACGGGATTTGCAAATTTAATTCCAATTATTCCACCATCCAGAGGACATGGTTATGATATCTATAATGAGTTAGGTGCGGATCGCGTTCTTGTTTATGCTCGTTTTGATGATTCCACAAAAGATTTTCCACTAGATACCAGATTTGCACAGATTGGTATTATTAAAAATCCAACACAAATTGGATCTGCAAGCACTATCTTCACAGAAAATAAATTTTCAAATCTTAAGGGATTAAAACTAACTTCAGTTGCAACACCATCTGATGCAGTTCCTGGAAATCAAATTTTCCAAACGATAACTGGTATTGGAACTGCTACTGGGTATATTGCATCATATGACGATGAAACACAGGTTCTAAAGTATTTCCAAGATAGATCTCTTTATTTTAATAGTGGGTCATATGATCAGAAGGACTCTAAAACAGTAAATACTGAATCTTTAAAAATTGATTTTAGAGCATCTGGTGGAGGAACTATTACATCTCAAAATAGTTTTAGTGGAACTATTGATGGATCTTTTACTGGAATTACCACCCAAATTACATCAACAAAAAATGTAAATCTGGATGTTCAGTTTACTAACGGGGTTTCTTCTCCCGAGATAAATAAAGGATCGGGGCAAATAATTTATTTGGATAATAGACCTCGTGTTTCTAGAAACCCACGACAAAAAGAAGATATTAAAATAGTACTGGAATTCTAAAAAGATGTCACAAAAAACAAATCTTAATGTAACCCCATATTATGATGATTTTGATGCACAAGACAATTACTATAGAGTTCTATTCAAACCAGGGTTCCCTGTTCAGTCTAGAGAACTAACAACTCTACAGTCAATTTTACAAAATCAGATCAAATCCTTTGGAAGCAGCATCTTTAAGGATGGATCTGTTGTAATTCCAGGAAACGTAAGTTACAACTCATCATATCATTCTGTTAAAATTAATCCAACTCATGTTGGATTGAGTGTAGGTTTATATTTAAAAGAGTTAGTTGGAAAGAAAATAAAGGGTCAAACCTCACAATTGAGTGCTGTTGTACAGCATGTCATTACAAGTACTGAGTCGGAAACAGACGATTACACATTATACGTAAAATATACAACTGCAGACTCTGATTTTGCCATCACTGAATTTAGAGATGGTGAGACTTTGATTCTAGAAGAAAATTTGGTATATGGAAACACAACTATTAGTACTGGAGATACTTTTGCAACCTTAATTGCAGCAGATGCAACTGCGGTTGCCTCTTCAGTTTCTATTGAGCAAGGTATTTACTTTATAAGAGGACATTTTGTTCTCGTTGATTCTGGAACGATAGTATTAGATCAATATACAAATACACCTTCATATAGAGTTGGTCTGTCAATTACAGAATCACTTATTGATGCACAGGAAGATAATAATCTTTATGATAATGCCAGAGGATTTTCAAACTATGCTGCACCTGGTGCTGATAGACTAAAAATTTCTGCAACTTTGTCCAAGAAAAGACTCACTGATGTTGATGATAAAAATTTTGTAGAGATTTTACGTGTATCTGATGGAATAGTTAAAAAAATACAAGATACTAGCAACTATTCACAAATAAAAGAATATATTGCAAAAAGAACATATGAAGAATCTGGTGATTATGCAGTAGATCCGTTTAGGATTGAGATTGATGATTCTCTAAATGATAGATTAAATAGTGATGGTGTATTTTTCTCAAATCAAAGAACTGAGCAAGGAAATACTCCATCAGAAGATTTACTTGCACTGAAAGTTTCTCCAGGTAAGGCATATGTAAGAGGTTTTGATATTGAGAAAACTTCTACAACTATTATCGATGTAGACAAACCAAGAGATATTCTAGAAGTTAAGAATACAACAGTCCCATTTGAGATGGGTAATAAATTAGTTGTCAACAACGTCGAAGGAACTCCATACATTGGTCTTGACAATAACTTTAAAGTAGACTTACACTACAGAAGAAGACCTGTTGGTTCTGGTGCAACAATTGGTCAAGCAAGAATATACTCTTTTGGTGTAAGTGATGCATCCTATCAAAATGCATCTACAGAATTTGATCTGTATCTTTTCGATATACAGACTTATACCATTTTAACTCTTAATAATGGAGCAACTCTTGCACAAGTTCCCGTAGGATCATATGTAAAAGGTTTGAGCAGTGGCGCAACTGGATATGTTGTAGAACATGCAGGAACGGAATTTAAACTTAATCAAACTTCTGGAACTTTTATTCAAGATGAAGAAGTTTCACTTAACGGTGATCCAACACTAACAAGATCAATCCAGTCACTTACAGTTTACGGTGCAAGTGATGTTAGAGCAGTCTTCCAATCATATGAGTCTGTTGCAGGATTAACTACATCCTTTATTGCAGATGCAAAATTAAATTTACAAACTCTCCCCGGATTTAAAGTAACAGATACACTTGCTATTGATTCTGCATCTGGTGTTGCAACTTGTGCAGGTAGAACTTTTGCGGGTATCAAAACCGAGACAATTATTTCATATCAAGTTGCTGGAGAATCAATACCTCGTTATAACAGAGTTGAGAGTGTATCTTCAGATGGTCTTTCATTAACTCTACAGAATATAACTGGTGTCTCTAATGTTAACCTTGGTGGTATCGGAAATGGTTCGTTTACATTTAATGTCGGTGTACCAAAAATCACAAATAGTGATAAAGCACAATTATATGCACCATTAAATTCTAAAAACATTTCTGATGTTTCTCTCGCGGGTTCTGATCTTACTATAGTTCGCCAAGTTTCCGGCAAAACAACTTCTGCAACAGGAACTTTAAGTATTACATTAGCAGATACTGGAATTTCTGATGCGGTATTCGAACCATTTGATGCAGAGAGATATTCTGTTGTCTATGAAGCAGATGGTGATATTGATCCATTAACTTCAGAAAAGTTTGCTCTTGACGGAACAGGAACTTCAATCAATCTTGCTGGTTTAGAAGCAGGTGTAAATGTTACTGTTAATGTAACTCTTAAGAAGAGCAATATTAAAACAAAACAAAAGGTATACACTAGAAGTCAAAAAACCGAGGTTATTAGAACAGTTGGTTCTGCAACAACAATTACCTCTGGATTAACTCAATCATCCAGGTTTGGATTGAGAGTTGAGGATGAAATAATTTCTCTCAACACTGCAGATGTTAATGATATCGTTGCCATTTACGAATCTGTTGATAGTGGATCTGTATCTCTAGACAGATTAACATTCTCTTCTGGGTTAAATCTCAATACAGAATCAATTCTTGGTGAAAAAATTACGGGTCAAACTAGTGGTGCAGTTGCACAAATAGTTACTAGGGTTTCTTCAACTGTAATAGAATTTGTATATTTAAATTCCAATAAGTTTGTTATCGGGGAAACTGTTAAATTTGAGGAATCTGGATTATCTGGATCCCCAACTATAGTTACCAAAGGATCTTACATCAATAGAACAAATCAATATATCCTGGATAATGGACAAAGAGAACAGTTCTATGATTATTCTAGAATTATTAGAAAATCTACAAATGTACCGACTAACAAATTGCTTGTGATTTTTAACAAGTATACTGTTCCAACTAATGACTCTGGACATGTGTACACTGTTAATAGTTATGCCCAAGAAAGATACAAAAATGGTATCGCTACTCTTGGATCTGGTGTAAGAGCATCTGATATTATTGATGTTAGACCTAGGGTTACTGATTTTGATGCATCTCTTGGAGTTCCAACAAATTCTCCTTTTGCTTTTGATTCTAGAAACTTTGGTGCTGCAGGAAATAATCCTTCTCTAGTTCTTTCACCTAACGAATCATCAACTGTAGACTATTCATTCTATCTACCAAGAATTGATAGATTGTCCCTCAATAAAAATGGCAATATTATTTTAACAAGAGGTGTATCATCTACTTTCCCCAAAGCACCATCAAGTGTGGATGATACTATGGATCTCGCAACAATTGAGTATCCAGCATACTTGTTTAATCTTGATAATATTAAGGTATCTCTATTTGATAACAAGCGTTATACGATGAGAGATATTCGTAAGTTAGAGGATAGAATTGAGGCAGTAGAAGAACTAACTGCACTTAATCTACTCGAATTGAATACAAAAGCACTGCAAATTAAAGACAGTGATGGATTTGATAGATTTAAGAGTGGTTTCTTTGTAGATACATTCAGAAACACTGATATTATTGATATCAAAAACTTAGATTCTAATGTATCTGTAAACACAAATACAACAGAACTAGGGTCTGATGTTTCTATCAATACCCTTAAGGGTCAAGCATCTCCAGAATTAAACACTGATATTACAACAGCAGATTTCTCTACTGATTTACAATTACTTGATAACAATATCAAGAAAACTGGTGATTTAGTTACTCTAAATTATTCTCAAGTTGAGTGGGGAAATATCACTCAAAAATTTGCAACAAAATCTCAGAGTGTCAATCCATTTGGAGTCCAAAACTATAATGGTTTTGTAAAATTAACTCCATCTTCGGATACCTGGGCAAAAACAATTAATACCACAGGTGAGGTAATTGTCCGAACTCAGGGTGAATGGCAAGAATCACTATTAGGAAACTTAATCAATAGTTCTACCCCAGACAATCACTTAAGATCTAGAAATGTTCAGTTTGAAGCAAGTGGTTTAAAACCAGCAACAACATACTATTCATTCTTTGGTGGAAGTGGAAATGTAGATGTAGTACCAAAACTTATAAAAGTTTCCATGACCAGTGGGGTATTCCAAACAGGTGAAACTGTAATTGGTTTGGTAAATGGTGAGCAAGTGTCTTCGTTTAGAGTTGCTGCAGCAAATCATAAAACAGGTCCATACAACACACCAACGACCACTTATGCAGAAGATCCATATTCACCAACTCTTACATTAACAACATATTCTTCATCATCAACAGTACTAAACATTGATACATTCTCTCTAGCAGATGCATCTGATGGAAGATTCTATGGATATGCTCCAGCAGGCATGATTTTAGTTGGAAAAACTAGTTCTGCTCAAGCAACTGTTGGGACTCAAACACTTAACACAGATTCAGTTGGAGACCTTATTGGATGCTTCTTTATTAGAGATCCACTATCAACACCAACTCCCCCATCTTCATTTAAAGTTGGTTCTAAATCATTTAAACTTACATCAAGTTCAACAAACTCTAACGTCCAAAATCTCTCATTTACTGAAAATACATTCTTCTCATCTGGTGTATTTGATCAAACAGTTTATTCTGAAAGTGTTTCCGTAAGAAGACCTCCAGCATCATTACCATTATCAGCAATTAAGAGTGATCCACTATCACAAACATTCAGGAGTGATGCTACCGGTGGATTCTTAACTGGTATTGGATTGTATTTTGCAGGAAAAGATACTAAAGAGAAAATGTTTGTTGAAATTAGAGAAACTGATATAGGTGGAGTTCCAACAAACAAACTCATTCAAGATTATGCAAGAATAGAAGTATCACCATCAATGGTTACAACTTCTACCGATGGTGATACTGAAACCAAGTTAATGTTTAAATCGCCAGTATATTTGCAACCAAATAAACAGTACTCGCTGTGCTTAATTTCACCATCATCAGCAAATTATAAAGTCTATACAGCAGAATCTACAAAAGCAACTGTTAAGACTCAAAATTATCCAAATGCTGATCAAATTATATACTCAAATCAGTATACAGGAGGTAATCTGTATAAACCACAAAATGGTGCAACTTCTGTTCCAAGTCTATTTGAGGATCTAAAATTTGTATGCTATAAAGCACAGTTTACATCATCATCCGGTACTTTATACATTAACAACCCAATCATTTCTATTGGATCCACAGATTTTAATGAACCAGATGCAAATATTTACAAATTACAATCTAATGCTATTAGATCGTTCCCAAGAAAACTAAACGTTGGTATCAATACAACTTATAACACTCTCTTCACTCCAGGATCTAAAGTTTTTGAGGGTGGTGCTAATGGTGCCAATGCTTTAATTGAAAAAACTGGTGGAAATATTGGTGGTGGAAATCTTGGAACTGACTACAATATTACAAATGCTGGAATTGGATATTCTAATGGAAACTTCAGTAACGTAAGTCTCTATACAATTACTGGAAATGGATCTGGAGCAACAGCATCTTCTCTTGGATTTGGATCTGGAATTTTAAATGCAGTTTCTATTGGAAACACTGGTAATGGTTATGCAGTCGGTGATGTTCTTGGAATTACAACAAGTGAAGTTGGTGGAAAGGGAACTGGTGCAAGAATTACAGTTGCTGTTGTACCAAACACAGATACATTGTATTTGACAAGTGTCAAGGGTCAAGAATTTACTGAAGGTGGAACACTATCTATCGAACAAGGTGATGGAACTTTAGTATCTTTGGCAGGAACAATTGTTAGAGGATCAAATGTAGTTCCTAGTGCAATTTATGAAGGAAACGTATTTGAGGTTTCTCATTATAATCATGGTATGCACGCTGACAATAACAAAGTTACAATTGGTGGAATAGAACCAAATACTCAAGTAACAACGTTAACGGCAGCAATTGTTTCCACAGATACTACAGTTTCTGTTGCAAATACATCACTGTTTGCAAACTTTGAAGGATCTGTGGTATCTGCATCTAATCCAGGATATCTAATCGTAAATAATGAAATTATTTCATACACTAATGTTGGATCTGGAACTTTAACAATTGGAGATAGGGGAGTAAATGACTCAACATCTCTAATACACTCTGTTGGTGACTCTGTACGTAAGTATGAACTAAATGGTGTTTCACTAACAAGAATTAATAGATCACATGATATGCCAACAACTTCTGGTCTTGTTTCCAGAAGAGATATTGATACATATCATCTACAATTTACTAGACCCGTTGGAAAAAATAGCGGTGATACATTATTAAATTTCGCTTCAGACGTAACCGCTGGAGGTGATAATATTAGAGCATCTCAAAATATCCAATTTGATACGATTATTCCATATGTTAATTCAGTAGTTCCCGATGGAACTTCTATTTCATCTACTTTAAGAACAGTTTCTGGAACAAGCGTAAGTGGATCAGAAGCATCATTTATTGATCAAGGATATGAGACTGTATCTTTAAATGAACCGAATGTTCTTTCCACACCAAGAATGGTTTGTTCCCGTGTCAACGAAACTGATAAACTAACTTCATTACCAAGAAACAAATCTCTAACTCTTGGAATAAGAATGAATACAAATGATAATAATATTTCACCAGTTATTGATTTATCAGAAGCAGCATCGTTTGTATTCATTAGAAATCGCTTAAACAATCCAGTTTCCAACTACTCTGCAGATTCAAGTGTTAATCAACTTTCTGGTGATCCACATAGTTCTGCATATATTTCGAAACAGGTAAATCTTGAGCAACCAGCAACATCATTAAAAGTTATCTTAACAGCATATCGTCATTCCTCAAGTGACTTTAGGGTACTATACAAATTAACTAGACCAGATTCTAGTGAAATTGAGCAATCTTATGAATTATTCCCTGGATACAATACAACTAAGAATGCTAATGGTAATTTGGTCACTGATACCTCCAAAAATGACGGTACACCTGATGTATATGTAAAACCAAGTGAGGACGGAGAATTCCTAGAATATCAATTTACTGCTGATAATTTGGAAGAATTTACTGGATTTACTATTAAAATTGTTATGAGTGGAACTAATGAAGCATATGCTCCTAAATTCCATGATCTTAGGGCAATTGCACTCGCATGATACCTATCGAAGGACATAACAACCTTTTTAGGGATGAAAATACGGGCGCTATTGTCAATTGTGATACTTATGAATATAATCAATACATTAGAATGAGATCAGAACGTCAAAAACAAAAAGATGAAATCAACGAACTTAAAAAAGATGTTCATGAAATCAAATCCCTACTTATGGAGTTAATCAATGTTCGATCCAAATGACATTTCTCTAGATTCTATCACCAAAATGTTTGAATTTGAGAAGCAAGCAAGATTAATTGATGATATTGATGATATTGAGCAACTGAGAACGATGCTTAAAGCCTCGTTTAAATTGTTTCTTAAACAACAGGAAGTTGTATCTAAGCTTGGATTTGAAGGAGTATAAATATATTTAAGATCCTGATTTTATATTGGTAATAAACTAATGCCAGACATAAAAGTAAGAGTTGGCCAACAAAATTCAATAAAAGTTGTCTCATCAATTGCTGGAGAAAGCTCTGGTACTCTTTCTGGTTTAAGTGATGTTAATACAGGTACTGGTGTAGTAAATGGTATGATTTTAGTATATAATTCTGCGACTGGAAAATGGGACTGCACTAGTGAACTAACACCAGGAAATGTACAGAATTTAGACATTAACGGAGGCTCGTTCTAATGGCAAGTATCATTAGAGTCAAAAGATCTACTGGTACTACCGCACCAGCGTCATTAAACTACGGTGAGGTTGCATATACAGTTGGTTCGGGTACACAAGCGAACTTAGGTCAAAGATTATTTATTGGTGATGCTAGCAATACACCACAATTAATTGGTGGTGAATATTATACTGACTTGATGAGTCATGCTCCCGGTTCTATTGCCGCAGCAGCGAACGCGGCAACTGCATCGAATGGATTTATTGCAATTCTCGATCAAAACCGTAAGGTTGACCAGTGGAACGTAGATAACTTAACTATAGATGGAAATACTTTTTCATCTACAAACACTGATGGAGATATTAATTTAGATCCAAATGGATCTGGTGAAATTGTAATTCCAGATGATACTTTCCTTACATTTGGTACTAGTAAGGACTCCAAAATTGAGTATGATGAAAATGGCACCGATCAGTTAAACATTACAGGTGCTGATGTAAGAATTAATATTACAACAGAATCTTTAGACAAAGATACTGGTGCTCTCATCGTTGAGGGTGGTGTTGGAATTGAGAAAAACCTGAATGTTGGCGGCAGTTTTTCATCAGCAGGTATTACAACTGTAAATCTTCCAGATAATACAGATAATGCATATTTGATACAAGAAGGCACTAATAAGTATGTTGAGATTGATACAACTGACAATTCGGAACTTTTAGCACTAGGTAATGATCTTGCTAGTGTCAATATTATTGTTGAGGATAATGCAACGAACGCTTTCTTAGTTAAAGAAGGAACTTCTGAATATATTGCATTAGATACAACTAATGGTTCAGAATTAATTACCTTTAGTACTGCTAACATTGATTTTGATAATGATGTTAATATTGATGGTGGAGATTTAACCACCAACTTAACAACATTTAATTTACTAAACACCAATGCAACAAACATAAATGCATTTGGTGCTGCCACTGCTATTGATATTGGTGCTACTACTGGTATTACTACAGTTAATAATAATCTAGATGTAGATTTAGATCTGAATGTTGATGGTGGAGACATCACAACAAATCAGGCAACATTTAACTTACTCAATACAAATGCAACTACAGTAAATGCATTTGGTGCTGCTACCAATATTGATATTGGTGCTGCAACTGGTACGGTATCTATCAATAATGCAACTGTAGATCTTGATGGAGATCTGAATGTTGATGGTGGTGATATTACCACCAACTTAACTGGAACATTTAATCTCCTTGAGACTAATGCAACAACAATAAACTTTGCAGGTGCAGCAACCGACCTTAACATTGGTGCAGCAACTGGTAAAGTTACAGTTCGTTCGACAGATCAATCAACAAGCGTTGATACTGGAGCGTTGGAAGTTGATGGTGGTGTTGGTATTGCCAAGAATCTATATGTTGGTGGAGACATCAATCATACTGGAACATTTGGTAATATTGGTGGAGCAATTATTGATAATGTTGGAATTAGTTCTAACGTCATCTCAACCAGAGCGGGCGGTGGAAATGTTCTTTACATTGACCCATATCCCGATGGACTGAGCAACGAAGGTTTAGTTGTTGTTAAAGGTGACCTTCAAGTTGATGGTACAACAACCACTGTTAACTCAACCTCAGTTACTGCAAACGAAGCAATCTTTAAACTCGGTGATGTAACTAGCGTAAGAACAGTTACTGCCGAAGTTGCAACAGGTGTTTCTACAATTACAGTCGATTCTATTGTTGGAATTAATACTGGAGATGTTATCAGTGGCGATGCTGCAATTCCTGGGGCAACATCAGTTAGTTCTTATGATCCAGCAACAAAGATTATCACTTTAAGTGCTAATACTACTGCTGGTATTACAACAACTACTCAACTAACAGTTACTCACGCATACGATACCAATACTGATAGAGGTATTTCATTTAATTACAATACCAGTAGTGGTTCTGGCAATAACAAACTTGGATTCTTTGGTTATAACGATAGTGCTGGTGAAAACAGTTCTGCTCCAGAAAGAGCATGGACTTATATTCCAGACGCTACAGATAGTAACAGTGTAATGACTGGTACTAGGGGTAATCTTGATATTAAAGGTATTTACTATCAAACTGGTGATTTCTCAACCCACGGTATCGTTTACTTTGATAGTAATGGTTTACAAACCTCAAGTGCTGCACCAAGTTCCAATACAATTACTTCAACGCAGATACTAACTGCTGTTACTGAAATTGTTTTGACTCTAGATGGCACACATAGTTTTACAGAAGGTGCTCAAATTACTCAATTGAGTAATAGTTCCGCATATGGTATGGTTAAAACTACAACCACATCATCAAATACTGTTACTTTGATTGGTGTTCAGGGAACATTTGATACCACAAATGACCTTGTTGCAGACGGAACAACAACTGGTAGAAATCCAACACTTGTTTCTACTACATACACTGACAAACCAATTTGGACATCAACTCTTGACGGAGGAACTTTCTAAACCATGAATCGTGAAGTTGACATTAATGTGTTGGTGAATTTGTATAATCAAAAATTAGCAACACTAGCAAACCAAAACGTTTTATTAGAGGCAAAAGTACAAACACTTACTAATGATCTCAAAACTCTTGAGAGTGAAAAAGATTCGATATTGATGCGTTTGCTAGAGGAGCAAAACTCAAAAAAAGAAACTCCATCAACACCAAAACCAAGATCTAAAAAATCTGAGGATTACCAAAACGCAGAGGTTGGATAATGGCAAAACCATCAACACGCCAAGGACTTATTGACTATTGCTTAAGGCGTTTAGGTGCGCCCGTTTTAGAAATCAATATTGATGATGATCAAATTGATGATCTAGTAGATGATGCAATTCAATATTTTAATGAAAGGCACTTTGATGGTGTTGAGAGAATGTTCCTTAAATATGAACTGCAACAAGCAGACATTGATAGAGGAAAGGCAAGTGGAACAACGGGCGTTGGTATTGTAACCACTACGGCAACATCTGTTGATAGTGGTTCTGGAAACTTTACATCAAGTTTTTATGAGAATTCCAATTTTATCCAAGTTCCAGATTCTGTGATTGGAATTGAAAGGGTATTTAAGTTTGATACTAGTAGCATTTCAGGTGGAATGTTTAGCATCAAATATCAACTATTTTTAAATGATTTATATTACTTTAATTCCGTAGAGTTATTGCAATATGCAATGACAAAGAGTTATTTGGAAGATATTGATTTCTTATTAACAACGGATAAGCAAATTAGATTTAATAAGCGTCAAGATAGAATGTATCTTGATATTGATTGGAATGCACAAACTGCTGGCAATTTCTTAATTATTGATTGTTATAGAGCATTGGATCCAGCATCATTCACCCAAGTCTATAATGATAGTTTTGTTAAAAAATATTTGACCGCTTTAATGAAAAGGCAATGGGGGCAAAATCTAATTAAGTTTAGAGGCGTTAAACTTCCTGGTGGAATTGAATTAAATGGTAGAGAAATTTATGAAGATGCTGAAAGAGAACTAGAGCAACTAAAACAAACCATGTCTCTAGAGCATGAATTACCACCTCTCGATCTTATTGGATAATGGCATTAAATCCCTTTTTTCTTCAAGGTTCTAGTTCTGAACAGAGGTTAGTACAATCTCTGATCAATGAACAGTTAAGGATGTATGGTGTAGAAGTTACATACATCCCAAGAAAATTAATCAATGTAGATAATATATTTACTGAGGTAGAGTCATCTAAGTTTGATGATAATTACTCTATTGAAGCATATGTTAATACATATGAGGGATATGCTGGTGGTGGAGATATTCTAACAAAATTTGGAATGTCACTTAAAGATGAAGTAACTTTAACTATCTCAAAAGAAAGATTCGAAGATTTTATATCCCCCTTTCTAGCGGCAGAACCGGATAGTGAAGTTCCACTGTCAACTAGACCTAGAGAAGGAGATTTAATTTATTTTCCACTAGGTCAAAGGTTATTTGAAGTTAAGTTTGTAGAGCATGAAGATCCTTTTTATCAATTAGGGAAAAATTATGTTTATCAATTAAAGTGTGAACTCTTCGAATATGAAGATGAAGTTATTGATACGTCCATTTCTGATATTGATAGACAGGTAGAGGAAGAAGGATATATTACCACACTAAGAATGATTGGTGTTGGTGTTACTGCAGAAGCATCTGCACTTATCAATACTGGTTATATTAGAGAAATATTCCTTAATAATGATGGATCTGGGTTTACTTCACCACCTTTAATTACTTTTGAGGATCCATTAGATAATACAGGAACAACGGCAACCGCAGTTGGTGTGCTAACAACAAAAGGTGGAATCACTTCTCTTAAAGAAATTTTAATAACCAATGCAGGTGCTGGATACACAACAATTCCAAATATTTTAATCCAAGGTGGCGGTGGAACAGGTGCAGCTGCAACTTGTTCGATTAATACTGCAACAGTTGGATTGGGTTCCACTGGAGTTACTGCAATTACAGTAGACTCTGGTGGAGCAGGTTACCCATTAGTACCTACTGTTACAATTGCTAGACCTGATCCAGGAGCAACGGCAACCGCAACAGTAGGTGCTAGTGGAACTATTACAGAATTTACTATAACGTCTGGTGGTCAAGCATATGTTGCAGCACCAACAGTAACAATATCTACACCTACAAGGTCTGGTGTTCTTGATTCGATAAGATCTGTGAACGCTGGTAGTGGATATCAAGTAAATGAAACTGTTAGATTGGTTCCAAACAATGTAAGCATGGGTGGAACAGAAGCAATAATCCGTATCGATTCTGTTAATGGAAGTGGTGGTGTAACCGGATTTACAACTGTCTATGGTGGTTATGAATTTGAAGTGAGTTCCAATCCGTCTAATGATTTCTATGAAGCAAGAGGTGGAAGTGGAAGTGATAACTTCCGATTAATGGTTGATTCAGTTCAAACAGTCACGGGAACAACCGCAACAGGAACAGCAGTTGTAAGTGCCGGTTCTACTATTAGTAGTATTACAATAACAAATCCTGGCAGTGGATATACCAAGTCTCCTCATGCAGATGCACCAACAGTTACGATATCCAATGAGAATCAATTCAAGAATCCAGGTGCTGTCCAAGCAACCGCTGTTGCAATTGTAAATAGTAGTGATCAGGTAAGTGCAATCAGAATTACAAATCCTGGATCAGGATACTTATCAAACCCAACTGTTACTATTTCCAATCCAACTACGATCGTTGGAATTGGCACTTATCAATTTAATGAGGTTATCACTGGATCAGATTCTGGAGCAACCGCAAGAGTCAAATCTTGGGATGATAGGTCAAATGTCCTCAAAATTTCTTACGTTAGTGGAACATTTAGAGAGGGTGAAAATGTAGTTGGTTCTGCATCATCTGCAACTTATTCAGTAAGTTCATATAGTGCTGATGATACATATGATAAATATACTGAAAACGATGAGATTGAGTCTGAGGCAGATGATATCTTAGATTTTACTGAATCAAATCCCTTTGGTGTATATTAATGTTAGGAACTTATTTTTATCACGAGATAGTTAGAAAAACAGTTGTTTCTTTCGGAACACTGTTTAATAACATCTATGTAAAACATAAAGATGGCAACAATGCAGACTTGAGTGAAATTAAAGTTCCACTTGCATATGGTCCTGCTCAAAAATTCTTGGCAAGAATTGAGCAACAGGCAGAATTAAACAAGGCAGTTACAATGTCGCTGCCAAGAATGTCATTTGAGATGAATAACATCTCATATGATCCATCAAGAAAAGTTTCTGTAACTCAAACTTTTAAAACAACAGACGATAATAATAGAATTAAAAAAGTATTCATGCCAGTTCCATATAATTTGGGATTTGAACTGAATATTATGACCAAACTAAATGATGATGCACTACAAATTATTGAGCAAATTTTACCATATTTCCAACCAGCATTTAATATCACTATCGAACTCATTGATTCCATTGGGGAAAAAAGAGATGTGCCAATTGTACTGGATAGTATAAGTTTTCAGGATGATTATGAGGGAGATTTCTCCACCAGAAGAGCATTAATTTATACATTACAATTTACCGCAAAAACGTATCTATTCGGTCCAATTGCAGATAGTACTGATGGAATTATCCGCAAGGTTCAGGTTGATTACTATACCGATACTGATACTTTAAGATCAAAGAGGGAAGTCAGATATACTGCCACACCAACTGCAAGAAAAGATTATGATGCAGGTGATCATGCTCTTCTAGCGGAAAACGTTGATCTTACGGAAACGATTCTCACAGTTAATGATACTTCTTCACTATCTGTTAACGATAGGGTCGTTGTTAATAGTGAGATTATGAAAATTACTAAAAAGACAAGTAATACTATTACTGTTAAGAGGGCATATGATTCTACAATTGCCGGTGAACATAGTGTTGGAACTAAAGTAAATCTACTGAACAGCGCAGATGATGCGTTGATTGTACCTGGCGATAGTTTTGGATTTGATGAAAGCACAGACTTTTTTGAGAGTGGTGCTGATTTTAGTCCCACTAGAAAATTAGATCTGTGATGTTATGGATGAAAAATTTAATTCTATAAGTAAAGCACTCAATACCGAAACGGAAATTGTTGAGGTCGAAAAAGAAGTTACTGAAATTAAACCAGTAGAAAAACCCCATGATCTAAAAAAAGATTATGAATATAGTCGTGCAAATCTATATTCATTAATAGAAAAAGGTCAAGAAGCAATCAACGGAATTATGGAGGTTGCTGGAGAAGGTGGTAGTGCCAGAGCATATGAAGTTGCCGGACAACTTATAAAAAGTGTTGCTGATACCACTGATAAACTGGTTGATCTGCAGAAAAAAATGAAAGATATTGAGGAAAACAGTGAAAGAACCACAACAAATAACAATGTTACAAATAATGCACTATTTGTAGGATCAACCGCAGAACTATCAAAACTATTAAAACAAGGTTTCATAAATAATAGTAACCCCAATTCCGGTAAGAATGAAAACGTGTAAGCAGGGTTATTATTACTGCTATCGTGACAAAAAGTGTAAAAAGATTCCAACTGGATATCGTGTTGGTTTGGGTGGATGGCTTCGTCGCGAAAATGATGAGGAAACAGAGGAGAAGAAAAAAAATGGAAATGGTGCAAATGGCAATGGAGATGGGAGCGGGGACTCTTCTGGGAGCACTAATGGCGGAGGAGTATCGGAAGCATGGAGTGCAAAATATAAACGATCAATTGATTGCAACAACCCAAAGGGGTTTTCTCAAAGAGCACACTGTCAAGGAAGAAAGAAAGTGAACGAGGAAAAGAAAAAAGATCACGAGTATTCCATGGCTCGATCTGAAGTAAAAACTATTCAGAATGCTGCAAAACGTCTTCAGAAGAAGATGGGTAAAAAAGGTGAGGGTAATCTGCAAGCATGGGTTCAATCTAAAATTACCAAAGCAGCAGATTATATTGATACTGCAGCAGATTATGTGACTAATGAAGAGACAATTGCAGAGAAGAGAGATGGTAAATCTGCAAAAGATCCTGGTTATTCACTTCGTGACTGGTTTAAAGGTGGTGGATGGGTTCAAACAGGTGGTAAATATGATGGTAAACCTTGCGCTAAACAACCAGGTCAGAATACCAAACCTTTCTGCCGTGATGCGGATGATCGTGCATCAATGAGTAAGGATGAAAGAGAAAGAAGAGCGAAGAAGAAGCGTAAAGAAGATCCAAATCCAGAAAGAAAAGGTGCGGCAAAAATAGTAACTGAAGGAAAGGGTGAAAAAGACGCTTGCTATAAGAAAGTAAAGTCACGTTATTCTGTTTGGCCAAGTGCATATGCATCCGGTGCTCTAGTCAAATGTCGTAAGGTTGGTGCAGCAAACTGGGGTAATAAGACTAAAAAAGAAGGATATGATTTTTCTAACTGGAGAGATGATTTTAAGGAGATGAGATTTGATTTCATTGATATTATCAAACCAGAACCACTTCAGGCAACTGAT